AAGATGCAATAATAGAGCTTTTGAATACCTATGCTCCGGGCTGGCAAGATGCCGGGCTGAGCTTCGGAGAAAGCCTTATAAACGGATTGAACAGCGCAAAGCAAAGCGTCAAGGCTGCCGTATCGGGACTTTTGGGCAGTGTATCCGGAGGCGGATCCACAGGTGGGGGCGGGGGATCGTCAGGCGGGGGATGGAATGAACCAACCGCGACAATCAGCGAAGAACAAATTGGTATCGCCAGTAAAATGCAGGAAAACAGTAAAGCTTGGTTTGACGCCAATGCGGAAGAAAGAGACAGACTGGCAAATGAAAACCTGACGCTTGGTCATGAAATGGGATGGGAAAAAAATCCTCAAACCGGAGTATGGTATAACCAATATGGAGAAAAAGCATATGCAAAAGGTACCGATTACGCCGCGCCTGGGCGCGCATGGGTGGGCGAACACGGCCCTGAGCTTGTGGACTTCCACGGAGGGGAAAGAGTTACACCCAATGACAAGCTGGGAGGTACGGTTATAAATCTTAATATCAAAACCGATAACCCTTCCGACATAAGGCAGGCTAAAAAATACGGTGAGGCTATTGTCAATACGCTTCGCTCCTTGGGGGTGAGTCCGGCATGAGGAGCTTTGAGATAAACGGGACATCTGTATTGGTAGCCTACAACTGGCACGTTTCCGACGTCATCAACGCCCGCTCTATCTTCGACGCCACCATTGTGGATAAGTTAAGCCTGTCGGCGGTCGAGACAGGGCAGGAAATAAAAGTCTATACCGATGAACTGCTGAGCAATGCCCGCGATATCGGAGACGGGACTTTTTCGCGTACATCGAATGCCACTATGCAGAATGGAACTAATGTTACGGCAAACGTAACGCGTTATGAAACAGGGCAATTCGGGCAGGCTGTCATGGTGGAGGAAGGAACGACAAATCTAGCCGATCTCGCATTGGTAAAAAGCTATTTAGGCGGGAATTTAGCGCCTTTAGATGTATATTACACTATTTTGGGTAATCGCATAACCGCAACAAGTCAGCCCTTAGGTAGCGTGATACCTGGATGGAAAATAAATATTTTGACTAATCAAGCAGTCACTATTTCAGGAAAAACAAATTTAACAGGAACAAAGGTTTTTTACTATAAAGGATATGACATTTCGGACGCTCAGGTTTTTGCACAAACATATGTGAATGTTATAATGGTGAATGGCACTTTTTTAAAAACTATTACTATGGGTAACTATCCAACACTTTCATATATAAATATTTCAGTTGGCAGTGATACTGATGCTGATTATTGGGAAGAGGACATTCAAGTTGAAATCAAGCCTCATAAAACATCATTTATCACAGGTGGTATTACCCGTCAACCCGAAACCTTGACGATACCGACAGCAGGTGTATTGAGCGATAGTATCCCATGGACTATAGAATGCTGGGCAAAGACGGATTTTGAAACCTTTGATACTTATAGAACGTTATTTACGGCATGGACTAAGTTTTATGTATCACTTTATTCGAGTAATATAATTATCTTGTCATGGGTAGATGGTATACAAAAAAACGAAAATAGTATATATCCAGTTGTTAGCCCAGACAATTGGCATCATTATGCATTTACGTGGGATGGAACAACTGCAAAAATTTATGTAGATGGAGTTTTGGTTATAAATGTCACACTCAATCTATCTGCCGTCTTGCCGGTAGTACTTGAAATCGGGTCACTTGTAGGAGGCTATCAATGGGACGGTCTTATCGACGACCTGCGCATCTCCAACATAGCAAGGGATGACGCGGAAATACTGGACAGTTACAACACTGGCGCGGCTCTGCCGATAGACGCCCACACGACGGCGAAGATGGCACTCGACGGGACGCTGGAGATATTCGCGAGGCCTGTTATCTTCGCCGGCACGATCGACGCTCCTGAAGCAATAGAAACCGACCCGGGGTATCTCTACTATCCCATCACCGCCGTCGACTACAACCAGATTGCAGACAAACGCCTTTACGCAGCCTCGCACGAAAGCACGTTGGCCGGCAACATCATCTCCGCGATAATCTCCGCGAAGCTCTCGGAGGAGGGCGTCACTGCCGGCAGCATCGAAGACGGTCCGGTGATAACAAAAGCAAATTTCAATTACAAAAAATGCTCCGAATCCCTTGATTACCTGAAGGACGTCTCAGGCATGAACTGGAACATTGACTTCGACAAGCAGCTTAACTTTTTCAGCAATTCCACAAACCTCGCGCCCTGGATATTGAACGATACAGTACAGCATAGTAATTTCAGGATTAAGAAAAACAGGAGCCAGTACCGTAACCGCCAGTATGTGCGCGCGGGCACGGGCAAAACCACAACGCAGTCGCTTGAAAAACCTTCACCCGCTCCGGACGGTTCTTCAAGGAGCTTTGTCCTTCGCTTCCCGGTAGCGGAAAAGCCTGTCATATTCGTGAACTCCACAGCGATACTGTCGGCGAATGTCGGGGTGAACGGACTCGATACCGGAAAGTCCTGGTATTTTTCCTACGATAGCAATACAATTTCTCAGGAGAGCAGTACGGCGGTACTGACATCCGGATCGACATTGGAAATTACCTATACCGGCTTGTATCCGATCGTTATGCTCATCGACGATCCCGCGCAGATAGCTGCAAGGGCGGCAATAGAAACCGGAACGTCCGGAATCTATGAAAACCTGCATACCGAAAAATCCATCAACGAGCGCAACCAGGCAATCGAATATACACAGGGGCTGATTTTAAGGTATGGGATAATTCCGTCGACGATAACTTTTGACACTGAGGTCCCGGGCCTGCGTGCCGGGCAGTTGCTTCCCATACAAAAAACCTTATTCGGCATCAACGCAAGTTACCTGATCGAGTCTGTGGACATATCCGCTGCGGACGTGGGACAAATCAATTATTCGGTCCGGTGTTTGGATGGCTCCGCGCTCGGCGGCTGGGAAACATTTTTCAGGGATTTGCTGAAAGCCGGCCAGGAATATATTATCCAGGAGAACGAGGTAATTGTAACGCTGAACTTACAGGCTGAGACGGAGAACTGGGGAAGCACGATGACGATAAATATATATAATACATCACTATACGGCGCGAATTGGAGCTTGATACAACGGTTGGGGACAGAACTAACAGTAGCTTCCCTTTCCTATCTCGGCAGCGGTATTGTGATTGCTGGAACAGCTGTTACTGGTCAAATTTACAAAAGTACTGACTATGGTGCGAGTTGGAGCCTGATACAGCGGTTGGGTACGGAGACAAACGTATATTCCCTTTCCTACCTCGGCAGCGGTATTGTACTGGCTGGAACAAGCGGCGGTAAAATCTACAAGAGTACCAATTCAGGCGCAAGCTGGAGCCTAATACAACAGCTTGGTTTTGAAGGAAGTGTATATTCCCTCGTCAACCTCGGTAGCGGAATAGCGTTGGCAGGGACAGCACCTCACGGTTATATTTACAAAAGCACTGATTATGGCGCTACATGGAGTTACATACAACAACTTGGATCAGAAGCGAGCGTATATTCCCTTTCCTACCTCGGCAGCGGTATTGTACTGGCTGGAACACATCCTACTGGCCAAATATATAAAAGCACCGATTACGGGGCAAGTTGGAGCTTGATACAGCAACTGGGGACGGAAAATTATGTGCTTTCCCTTTCCTACCTCGGCAGCGGGATTGTTCTGGCGGGGACAGCTACTACCGGCCAAATATATAAAAGCACCGATTACGGGGCAAGTTGGAGTTATATACAAAGGTTGGGTAGTGAAGTATATGTGTTTTCCCTCGCTTCACTCAATAATGGCATTGTAATTGCTGGAACAGCTGTTTCGGGTAAAATCTACAAGAGTACCAATTCAGGCGCAAGCTGGAGTCTGATACAGCAGTTGGGAAGTGAATCGGAAGTAGATTCACTTTGTTATCTCGGCAGCGGGATTGTAATTGCTGGAACAGGTGATGGTGGTAATTTATATAAAAGCATAACCGCGCCAACATCGACGGAGGTGCTCCATGATTAATGAAATTACTTTCTGGAACGGCGTTTTTGAAATCAACATAAAAGACAAAGTCACCGGCGAAGTTAAAAAAGAGGAAGTCCACAACCGGGTTATGAACGCATCCCTTGAGGAGATGGTCAAACCTTTGACCGGTACCGCTGCAAATCTCGAGATAAAATATCTTGCGGTCGGCACCGGCACGACAGCAGTAACCGATAACGACGCAGCTCTGGCCACAGAGATATTTCGCACTCCGGACATATCTCTTTCCGCCAATGCCACAGGACAGGTTACAAGTGAGTTTGTCGTGCTTGACTCGGAAGCTGTAATCACAATCGAGGAAATCGGCATATTCGGCGGAACATCGGCGACACTTACGGCAAATGTGGGGATCTGCATCAGCCGCATACTCTGGCATCATGTAAAAACAAGCGCTGAGGAAATCACATTCAGACGGATCGATACTTTAACGAGGGGGTAAAAAACGTATGAGCGAGGCCGAAATACTCGAATTAAAAAAGGAATTAAAGGATTCGCAGGAAAAGTTTTGTGACCAGCGGCACAAGACGATCGATGAAACATTGGAAAAGCTGGAGAACTCAGTGCAAAAAATATTATGGTGGCTGATCGGCACAATGGGGACAATCATGGTTACGCTACTGGTAACGATATTCAAAAAATAAGGAGGGTTTATAAAATGTACAACATACCCGAAAGCATGAAGCTCTCAAAAAACTTTACTATTTCGGAATTTGCCTGTAACGACGGATCAAAAAACATCATAGTGGACTTTGAACTGGTGCAGCTGCTGCAAAAGCTTCGCGACAAACTCGGTAAATCAATAGAGATCACATCAGGATACCGGACGATCACCTATAACCAAAAATGCGGAGGGATATCCACAAGCAATCATTTGACCGGAAAAGCGGCAGACATTAAAATTGCGGGTATGACACCGCTTGAAGTTGCATATGCAGCAGACAAGATCGGGTTTATGGGAATTGGAGTGTATCCGACATTCACCCATGTGGATGTATGCGGCTCCGCTGCCGGCAAGAAGCTGTATTGGAAACAGAATTCGGCAGGAGTAAAGACAATAATAAAATCGCTCAAAGAAGCGAAATAAAGAAAGAGGGTGATTATAATGGATTGGAAGAAAAAACTTGGCAGCAGAAAATTTTGGGCTCTTATAGCGGCTTTTATCACTGCGATTTTGGTGATATTCGGAGCATCTACGGGAAGCATTGAAAAAGTGGCCGCAATTATTACTTCAGGTGGTTCGGTAATAGCTTACATTCTCGTCGAAGGAAACATCGATGCAAAAGCAATAAAGAAGTGACAAAAGCCCTCTGGCGACAGGGGGCTTTATTGTTCAAGAAATTTCGATAAAAATTCGTATCTTTCAGGGTAATACTTTTTAAGAAAGATACCATTCATGCAATATAATGCCATTGAAGATGCAAATTCTTCGCGGTAGCGATAATTTAAATAATAATCATTTAAACTTAACGAGTAAAGAACTTTCTTATCATTATCAATTATACTTTCCCATTCTTTTAAGCATGATATTTTATTTATATTGTCATAATGGTGAGATACTTCGTGCATTAAAAAAAGCGGAAACATATTTATTTCCCACCTAGGATGTGAATGCTCTAAAGTATTATTTTTATAAAAATATATATTATTGTTACTATATGTTGCTACTATGGTTCCACCTATACAATTTGTTTGTCTTTCTTCTTCAAAGTCAAACAAATATATGCAGTTTATACCTTTGCGAAATTTTTCATCAATATTAAAAAAGTTTTCTGCCACTGTATCAATTGTTAATAATTGTTTAGTAGTATCTAAGTTTTTAGGTACAACAATATCAAAGTTTTCGTATTGATACAAATTACATTCTATTTTATTTTCAGTATCATAAAATGGAGAAATACTGATTATTTCATAAAGAGATTCAGCATTCACAATGCAATTTGAAAACAAAATAAAAAATGCAATTAACATAAAAAATAACTTTTTCATACAAATACCTCTTTTATTTTTTATAATCCAATATTATACTTGAAAGAATCTTGCCAGTGCATATTTTAGTTGATTGTATGCCATCACCTTTTTTAAATTCCATTAGTTTATCTTCGTCTTCTTTTGAAACCATGCATTGTACAATATAATAATTATCTGTTTCCAATGTAAAATAAGCGGTACCTAAAATATCTGTACCTATGTCATCTATAACTCCGCTTATTTCAAGCAATTTCCCTTTATAGTTTCTGTCTGCCAATAATTCATTTTCTTCGTATTCTTTTGCAAG